GCACATTGTCGCGCTTTGATCCTATGCGCCCATGGTTTCCCCATTCAGGGACCACCGTAACTTTTTCATAATTGGCGAGCGCATACCGCACCACATCTACACAAAGCCGTGACACATTTACATACTGTTCAAACAAAGTGCTATCAATTTCAAATGCTTGTGATGGAAAGTTAAACAAACCTTCAACCATGTCACCGCCAAATGCAATGGTGACTTCTCTAACTGGGTGATCTGCGCGTTGAATGTCAGTGATCCGTACAGCCTTTTCAGCAAAATCTAAAACGCGTTCCCGCATAATCTCACTGTTGTAACTGGTTGTGCGCTTTGCGCCTTGCCAATCGGTCATGTGCCATAGCGCTACTTCTGCTTTGCCTTTGCGCTTATCTATTCTTACTTCAGGAACCGCAGGGATCTTGCCCATAGTAAGCATTGCATCATAAGCCGCTTGTTTAGTTGTAAACACCAAATCTTCATTGCGCTCTTTTGATTGCTTTAGTTGTTTCTGAAGCCGCATCATTGCCTGGCGCAGTTCTTTTACATCTTCTGACTCAATGTTTTCTGGCATTTCTGCAAAGCGATCTTCAAGACTCATTGGCTATCTCCATACCGTGATGTGTGTAGCCTGATTTATCTAACCAGTTATCTTCATGGCGCGGGTTAGAAATACACCGCACCGATTTACCAGCATCATACATAAGTGCTACAACATGGGGTGGAATGTCATCTATCTGAAGAAGCGCACCCCACATACGCCCAATCATGGTGAAGTTGGTTATTGCATCACCGTGAATTTCTTGCCTATTTGCAAGGATCTCATTTACTTTTTTGGACACTTACACAAGCCTTTGAAATGAAGTCTGATTGCTTCATTGCTACTTTTAATTCCTTCAGCCCTAAGAGCAGAAAGAATTAAGTTTGCTGAAAAACCTTTAGCCCAGGCTTCATCTAATGCTTTTTGGTTCTCAGGTGTAAGACTGTCATACATATATTGGTATGGACAAAAATCTGTCTTTTTTTGTTTAACTTTATGTAATTCATTTAATCTATCTGATAGCGCCATGTCATGCCCCCTTATGGAAAAGGGTACAGTAAAGGAGCAGTTTAGACACTTGCTCAGGTGTGCTTTCCCTGGAGAGAAAGACTACTTAGATGGCTTCTTAGCCGCTTTCTTTGCAGGCGCTTTCTTAGCCGCCTTCTTTAGTTCTACTTCTACTACTTCAGCAACGCGACCAAATGCAGGATCATTAGGGTTGATTGCGCGGATCGCAGGACCGATAACAGCCGCAAGACCAGCAATTACAAGTGCCTTTAGTTCTGTTTCACCTGATGAATATGAAGCGGCAAGTGCCACTACAAATGAGCGCCCGTAGGACTCTAAGACTGCTTTTTGCTTTGCGTTCATGTTTACTCCTTTGGGCGGGCTACCGCCATAATTGTTTTGTAGTCACGCTTCTTTAGGTAATAGCCATCACCGTTTGATTGGCTACCTTTCTTCCCACTTGATGTGTTGCCTTCATAAACCTGGAGAGTCTTTAGGGTTGTGTTGTGACCCTTCACAATACCCACATGATCTGCCTGAGCATCTTCATCAAATTGGAAAAATACAATATCTCCAGCCTTAGCCTGCCCGATAGGAACAATTTGATTGTTTTTAGTCAGGTACTTTAGCCAGGCATCACATGATGCAAAACCCTTTTTAGTGTTGGCAACTGACTTGATCATGCCAGCATCAAAATACATTTTAGATGCAGACATAGCGCACCAGGGTTGGTTGTTAAGCCCGTACCACTTGCCAAAAGTAGTGTCATTGTTTGTGCCTTCTGTATAACCAACAGATGCTTCACAAAGTTCTAGCAATTTCTTTACATCAATCATTTGGTGTCCTTCTCTAATTCTTCTACTGGCGGCTTAGGCTTAGATTTTAGACCGTTTGCGCTCAGTATTCCAGCCAGCGTACCTGTAAGGAATACGCACAAGGTACTAACTAGATCAATAAAAGCCGCATCATTTGGGGCTTGCGCTAGGGGCTGAGTAATAAATAGCAACGCATAAAGCAGTGAGAACACTGAGCCAGCAAAAACAACAGCAAGAATAATGCCAATAGTTACGATTAAACGGGCGTGTAGTTCTTCAGGTGTGAAGCGTTTTCTAGCCATTTGTTGTATCCGTTTCTGGCAATAAGTCTTTAGTGCATTGCCCGATTGCTTCACATTGCGGCGGGTTGCACTCTGGCTTTTGCCAATTCTCATATTCTTGACACGGATAGCGCACCCAACCTTGATAGCCACACCCTGTAAGACTAAGAGCGATTAAGAAGCAAGCGATAAATTTCATCTACCCGTTCTTCCAATCTTTTGATTGTGTCACCTTGCCGATTTTGTTCATCTCTTAAACTGCTACCGCCGTTGGGTTTTAGTTCTGATAGATAATGTTTGACTAGCCAGCGAACTAAAACAGCAAAGCCGCTAAGAATGGTCATTACGGATACGGTCAGAGCCGCCCAATCAGTTACAGTCATAAGGAAAAGGGTAACAATTTATAGCGGTGTTTGCGTTAATTTATACCAGGCTGTGCCATTCCAATACACAAGCCGTTGTGAATTAGTGTCATAAAAAATATCACCTACGCGTGGGTTAGTTGGCGTACTGGTAGCAAAATTAACATTTGGTGCGGTAAAACGCGTAGCGGTTTCTAACTTACGCAAACGATCTTTAAGAGCATCAAACGCTAGGCGTAGATCTATGGGTTGATTTATGTATGCCATTATGGTGTTACCGCTTCAGTTCCGATTGTAAGAGTTAAAGTTACGCGTTCTGGACCATCTTCACCTGGCTGAACTGATGAACCAACTATGCGGAAAATCTGATCAAGTCCTTCTGGAAAACGGTCATCTTGAATAATAATACGGGCATCATCACCTACCTGGTAAGTGCCATAAATAGGATCCACAAACGCTGGAACTACAACTTTCATAGTAATTGGTGGGTAAGCAAAAGCATTTACAGCACCAACAGCCAGGGCATCAAGCACTGACTGATCTGTAATGTCTGAGTAGTTAGCCTGTTCTTCAAGTAGCGCCCAACCAGCAGTTAAGAATGGAGCGTTTTGCGCGTTAGAAATTAACTTTCCTTCATTAGATCCTGCGCCTAAAGCCCACACTGAATTAGCGGCTGTTGTTCCATCTTCAGGGTATTCATACTCAACAATGTTGCCCGCAGGGAATTGAAATACAGGACAATCAATGTTTGTAGATGAATAAACAAGCCCGCTTCTAGGGTAATAAGTATCAAATGATTTAGAAGGTAGCCCTGTAATTTCATCATAAAAAATATCAATGGCAAAATCAAAACCATCAGATTGCCGTGATAGATCCTGAATAGCCTGAAATACATTTTTCAATTCATAGTTGTAAAACACACGATCAACCAAAACGCCTGATGTAGTCTGTCCTAATTCATTGTAAAGAACCCCAATATCACCATAGGTTTCAGTCTGTGATAGTTCAATAAGTTCTTTAGCAATTACTAACTGGTCTATCTGATCAAAACTTACCGTTGTGTTAATGCGGCGGCGCTCAAAATATGAGATCCATTCACGGGCATTTATGCTTAAAGTTTGATCTGATGAATTGTAAGAACGCCCCCAAATGACACCACCCCAAATTAAAATGCCATCACGATCTACATAAATACCCGTGTGTGCAGGAATAGTAGCCATGTCCACATTGAACGCGGCGGTATTTATGCCAGACAAAAGCAAATGCCCAGACAAAGTTCCAGGTTGATTAAGTTGCTGAGTAAACGCAACACCCGTTAATGGGAGTTCCGCAATGATCTCATTGCTAAGAAGATCTACAAAGAGATACCTATAAGTTGTTGCCACGGTATCACCTATTCAATAGGGGTAGGTATCTCCACCCATGCTAGATCATCTTCATTCCACATATAAGCAAGACCATCTTCAGGCATAGCCACTGGCGCTTGCCATAAATAAGTTGCGCTATCTAATGTCCATGAAGCATAAGGTTGTGGCGCGGCAAAACCTGTGCCATCAAATGTGTAACCAATGCCAGCGTAATTTTTGTGTAACGGTGTGCCGCCCTGTGTGTGAGCGCCGCCATGTGTGTTGTAAGAAGTCTGCACCCATGTGCCACCAAGATTGGTTTTACACCATTCAGCAGAGTCAGCAACTATCACGCGCTCTACAACACCATCAACTACTTCTGCAAAATGAGCCATGATTTATTCCTTTTCTTCTCCATAAAGAACTGCTGTATTAAGTAATTTT